CAGAAATAAGTCAGCAGGAGGAGAAAAGTAGGATGGAAACGAGAGAATATCTCAAAGGAATTATGTTAGCGCTCCAGCGAATAGCTGAGGTACTGGAGCGCAATTGTGAAGCAGAAATCAGGTTTGATCCGAAAGAGCTTGCATCAGCCATTCGTGGTAGCGTTCAAGAAGATTCAGAGAAAAACGACCTGATTTCGTGACGCATAGTTTTGCGACTTTATTGGCAGCATTCCCCAAGGGGACGGTGGTTCTGTTAACTTCAGAATTTCCATCTGAATACATCTGGGCAAAATCATCGTCGGTAAGACTGTTCAAGAAGTCGGAAAACTTAATGTTTTTCATGCATATCCACCTCCTTTCAAAAACTCGGGCATGGCAGTGCCCTGTAAGGAGAGGATAGCACAAAACAGGAGGCACAGGATGGAGAGGAAATGGGTCAGGGTGCGGGACATCCCGAAAGAATATTCGGTGTCCCGAAGCTACGCAACGAAGCTGGTAAGCGATATGCGCAAGGACAGCCAGACAACAGACCGGGATTTTATTCTTGACGGCAGCATCCGGCTGGTGCGTGTTGAAGCGCTGGAGGACTTCTGGCGCAGGCGCGGAGCAGGAGAAGCATAAACATTCACACACAGGAGGGAAACACAAATGGCAACAGCAGCAGAACTGAATAAGAGAAGAACCAGAGGAGAGAGGCTCCGGAAAGATGCGCTGGTAATGCACGTCCGACTGACCTTCATGAATGAACTTCTGGGGACAGCTTCCGGAAACGAAGACATCCATGGCACATACGTCGCCGGAAAGATCAAGAAGAAGCAGAAGGCCAGCCAGAAGTACATCAGAGAAGGCCTGACCGATGAACAGCGTGATGCCCTGGTCCACCAGGAGCTGGAGGACATCAAGAACCTCAACGCCGACGAGGAGATCACGAAGGGGAAGACATTCTTCCCACGGAACGATAACGGTGATCCGATCCTGTTCGACTATCAGATTCGCGGGTTCTTCAAGAGCGCCTGCGGAGCCTGCCGGCAGATTCCGGAGAGTGAGACGACTGCGAAGAAATTCACGGCCTACAAGGGCAAAATCGACACGCTGATCCAGGTGTATTCCGACGTCCAGAAAAGCAAGGACGCGATCGCGAACGGAACCGTAGAAGATAAGACGGTCCGCGAGATCGTGATCCACACGAACAAGCCGATCGGCGACTGCCAGAGACCGCTGAGAGCATCTACTCCGCAGGGCGACCGCGTGGCGATCAGCGACAGCGAAAGTATCGCGCCGGGCGCATGGGTGGAATTCGACATTGTGTCCTTGCTGGGCGAAACCAGCCGAACCATGATTGAGGAATGGCTGGACTACGGATATGACAACGGAATCGGCGGCTGGCGGAACAGCCGTAAAGGATCATTCACCTGGGACTACGTCGATCCGGAAGAGTAATGGAATAGAAGTACTATGACTCGCTATAGCGCAGCAAAGATGTGAGCGGATGAGCACCAGAAATGCATTCCTCAGAGGAGAAACGCGGCGGCAAGGGAAAGCGCCGAATGCAGCAGCATGGCGAATCGTTAAGTTGCAACAGCATTGCGCTGAACTGTCAGGATCAGCTACAGCAAAGAGTGGAAATGCGTAAGCAACGTAGTGCTTAGGATTGCAAGGCGAAGGAGATGAAAAGCACTTACAAGCGAGGGTAAGGCAACACGCGCCAACACGCACTAACGCACGCTAACACGCAGAGTAACAGTAAAGCCAGTTTATCCGCTGCAGGAGCAACGCGTCGCATCGATCGGAGAGGCAATAGCTAAGTAAAGATTGGAGCGGTATAAGCACCGACTGAGTGGCAACGCATAGCGAAAGAATCTTACGGTATTGCGACATTGTGTATCGCAAAAGCAGAGAATGCGATGCTTAGCTAGGGCGAAGTGATGTGTAACACAGCCGCGGCAATGCCGTGAGTCGTAACGCATTGGCGACGTACAGCGAATCCAGGAATCGCGAGAGATATGAACAACTAGACAGCGCGAAGGCACTGAATTGTGTGAATTTGCAAGGGCCAAGGGCAGCATAGCTGAGCAATGGCATAGCTGGGAATTGCTTCGGCAGAGAATCGAAAAGCAATGGAATTGATAAGTAGAGCTGAGGAAATGCTGTGCCTGGACCGGTCGTGGATAAGCTGAAGGATTGGCATTGTTCGAAAAAGAGGTGCGACGAGGCAGTGGAATGGCTGCGAATTGTTTCGTAGTGGCAACGCGTCGCCGAGCGATGCGGCGAGATGAAGGGAACGGCAAATGTGTCGGGTAGCAGTTATCACAATCCGGAACGGTGATGTCGTCCGCAAAGAGCACATGAGTTATGCGGCTGCGCGGCGGCAGTGCCTGAAAAGTAACTGGCGGGATGGCGAATGCCAGCTCGCGATCCAAATCACAGGAGGGGAAAGGAATGAGAAGAAAGGTAATCATTAAAGCAGTATCTGCCGGCATCGCGGCGGGATTCCTGACACTGGTACGGCCGGAAAATCAGCCGGGAATGGGCGTGACTGCGATCATCGCAATCGCGTTTTACATACTGAACTGCCGGGCACTGTCGTCGCTGATCCGCGAGAAACACTACTACACGGCGACGGCAATCGGCGACCGGTACGGCCTGACCAGATGGGCCGACACGAAAGTCGGCGCGTGAGAAGGAGGAACACAGGATGGCAGTAAAAATTAACGAGTTAGAAATTGAGAACCTAAAAAGAGTAAAAGCCGTGCAGATGACGCCATCGGCGGCAGGACTGACGGTTATCGGAGGGAACAATAACCAGGGTAAAACTTCCGTACTGGATGCGATTGCATGGGCTCTCGGAGGCAATTCCTTCCGCCCTTCACAGCCGCACAGGGAGGGATCGGTTTCTGATCCGTATCTCCATGTTGTACTCAGCAACGGCCTTGTTGTTGAACGCAAGGGTAAAAATTCCGATCTGAAAGTAACTGATCCGACCGGGAACCGCGCCGGGCAGCAGATCCTTGACGGTTTTATCTCAAAGCTGGCGCTCGACCTGCCGAAGTTCATGCAGGCCAGCGACAGCGAAAAGGCAAACACCCTGCTGAATATCATCGGCGTTAAGGATCAGCTGACCGCCCTTGAGAAACAGGAAAATGACATCTACCAGGAACGGACGGCAATCGGAAGGATCGCTGACCAGAAGAAGAAATATGCGGAGGAGCAGACATATTATCCAGACGTTCCGCAGGCACCAGTATCCGCATCCGAGCTGATCAGACAGCAGCAGGAGATTTTAGCCAGAAATGGCGAGAATCAGCGGAAACGTGACAACCTGGAACACATAAAGGCGGAAAAACGCAGGCTTGAAATGCAGATCGCAGACCTCCGCGAAAAACTGGAAGCCATGGAAGCACAATATAAATCCTGTGCCGATAACGAGCTGACTGCCGAAAAGACGGTCGCCCAGCTTCAGGACGAATCGACTTCGGAGCTTGAGGAGAGCATCGCGCAGATCGATGAAACGAATAGGAAAGTCCGCGCGAATCTTGACAAAGACAAAGCGGAAGAAGACGCAAAACAGTACGCCGATCAGTACAACAATCTGACAAAGCAGATCGAAGATATCCGCAAGCAGAAAAAGCAGCTGCTCGACGGTGCAAAGCTGCCGCTGCCAGGGCTGACTGTCGAGGGCGGGAAGCTGTTATACAACGGACACCCATGGGACGGAATGAGCGGATCAGATCAGCTGAAGGTCGCGACTGCAATCGTGCGGAAGCTGAATCCAGAATGCGGATTTGTCCTGCTGGACAAGCTGGAACAGATGGACAGAAACACGCTTGCCGAGTTCGGTGCATGGCTGGAAGAGGAAAACCTGCAATGTATCGCTACCAGGGTGAGCAACGGTGATGAGTGCAGCATCATCGTCACAGATGGATACAGTGAATCAACCGCGCTGAAAACAGCAAAAGCACCTTCTTCAGCGTGGAAGGAAGGAGAATTTTAATGGAGATAACACGAGGGATTATCCACAAAGCGACGAAGGTCGTTATTTACGGTCCGGAAGGAATCGGAAAGTCAACGCTGGCTTCCAAATTCCCTGACCCCGTTTTCATCGATACCGAGGGCAGCACGAACATGATGGACGTGGCGCGGCTTCCCGCGCCTTCCAGCTGGACAATGCTGCTTGAGGAAATCGAATATGTCAAAACGCACCCGGACTGCTGCAAAACCCTTGTTATCGACACGGCTGACTGGGCAGAACAGCTCTGCATCCGATATATCTGCGAAAGCCGGAAGGTCAACGGAATCGAGGACTTTGGTTATGGTAAAGGCTACACCTATATCAAAGAAGAGTTCGGACGGTTCCTCAACAAGGCGTCTGACCTGATCGATGTAGGAATCAATGTTGTCATCACCGCGCACGCAGTCATGCGGAAATTCGAACAGCCGGACGAGCTGGGAGCGTATGACCGCTGGGAGCTGAAGCTCACGAAACAGTCCGCGCCACTGGTAAAAGAGTGGTCAGATTTAATGCTGTTCTGCAATTTTAAAACATACGTCATCAACGTTGACAACAAAGGCGCAACGAAGGGGAAGAACAAGGCACAGGGCAACAAGCGCGTCATGTACACGCAGCACCATGCCTGCTGGGATGCGAAGAACCGATCCGGACTGCCGGAAGAAATCCCGATGGGATACGACGAATACCTGAAGCCGATTATCGAAGGAACTGTAAGTAAGCCGCAAGCCAATACAACCACACCGCAATCGGAAATCTACAAGATCGACGAAGGCAAACAGATCGACCTGAAGGATTACCAGCATATCGCAAGCGGGGAGAAGGTTGAAACAGTGCCGGCCGAGAAGCCGGCTGAAAAAGCACCTGACCCGGGCATCTCCGCCCTTCCGGAGCCGGAGACGCCACAAAACGTGAAGTCCCCGGAACCTATCTCGCCTGCCGTAGTATCACCGTACTTGTCGGATCCCAACAAGATCCCGAAAGCACTGCGTGACCTGATGGAGAAGGACGATATCACCGAGTGGAACCTCCAGGATGCAGCATACAGTAAAGGTTATTACCCGCGTGACACCTTGCTGCAGGATATGGACCCGAACTTCTTAACAGGCTGGTTTGTAGCATTCTGGCCAAAAGTGAGAGAACTTGTGGACGGCTTAAAAGATAAAGACGAAGTACCGTTTAAAGATTGAGAAAGGAGAAATCAACAATGGGAGACATGATGAACAACGATGGAGCGCTTGATTGGGGAAGCACGATTACCAAAGATGACGAATATGTAATCTTGCCGGAAGGGACGTACAACTTCACAGTGGAATCCATTGAGCGTGGCCGCTTTGAAGGTTCCGACAAGCTGTCAGCCTGCCCGCAGGCGAATCTGACGTTGAAAGTTACCAATCCGATAAGCGGTGAAGAGGGAAAGGTTTTTGAAAGCCTGAAGCTTCACGCAAAGATGGAATGGAAGTTATCACAATTCTTTGCCTCAATCGGTCAGAAAAAGAAGGGTGAACCGCTGGTAATGAATTGGAATACTGTTCCGGGATCAACCGGGACTCTTGAACTTGAGATCAATCATTATACGAAAAATGACGGATCAAAAGGGGAAAACAACCGGGTAAAGAAATTCCTTCCAAAGGAACAGAAATCTTTCGTCCCGGGAAAGTTTTAAGCCATGGGCGCGGTGACCCTGCGCCCCTACCAGGAAGAGGCGCGTAAATCAGTAGAAGACAGATGGCTAGAAGGGACAAAGCGCACCCTGGTTGTCCTTCCCACAGGGACGGGAAAGACAGTTGTATTCGCAAAAATAGCAGAGGACATGGTGAAAAAAGGAAATCATGTGCTGATCCTTGCTCATCGCGGGGAGCTGCTTGAGCAGGCCGCTGACAAAATATACAAGACAACCGGATTAAAGTGCAGCGTTGAAAAGGCAGAAGAGACCTGCGTGGACAGCTGGTTCAGGATCACGGTCGGATCCGTGCAGTCGCTTCAACGTGAAGCCAGACTTTCTAAATTCTCTGAAGATTACTTCGGAACAATAATAATCGACGAGGCACATCATGCGATTTCTCCGGGATATCAGACGGTACTACAGCATTTTAAGGACGCTCATGTATTGGGCGTTACGGCGACTCCTGACCGTGGCGATATGCGCAACCTTGGAGAGTATTTTGAAAATCTGGCATATGAATATACGCTTCCGAGAGCTATCAAGGAAGGTTATCTCTGCCCGATCAAAGCGCTCACGATCCCGCTGAAGCTTGATATCAGCCAGGTCGGCATACAGTCCGGTGACTTTGCCGTTGGCGAGATCGGGACAGCGCTTGACCCTTATCTTGAGCAGATCGCGACGGAGATGGAGACCTATTGCAGGGACAGGAAGACGGTCGTCTTCCTCCCGCTGATCAAGACCTCACAGAAATTCGTCGAGGTCCTGACCGCACACGGCTTCCGCGCTGCGGAAGTCAACGGCGGATCAGAAGACAGATCACAGATTCTGAAAGCATTTGACGCGGGAGAATATGACGTTCTGTGCAATTCCATGCTGCTTACCGAAGGCTGGGATTGTCCATCGGTGGACTGCGTTATCGTCCTCCGTCCGACAAAAGTACGAGGTCTTTTCTGTCAGATGGTAGGCCGTGGGACCCGTCTTTCGCCGGGGAAAAAGGACCTCCTGCTGATCGACTTCCTATGGCTGACCGACAAACACGAGCTGTGTCACCCCGCTAGCCTAATATGTGAGGACAACGATGTGGCACAGCAGATGACGAAGAATTTGGAAGACAAAGCGGGCGTCGCTGTTGATCTGGAAGAAGCTGAAAAGATGGCAACAGAAGACGTGATTCAGCAGAGGGAGGACGCACTTGCCAAGAAGCTGGACGAGATGCGTAGGCGGAAAAAGAAGCTCGTTGACCCGCTGCAATACGAGATGTCGATTCAGGCGGAAGACCTTGCCGGGTACACGCCGACATTCGGATGGCAGATGGCGCCACCATCAGACAAACAGCTTCAGCAGCTGGAAAAGCGCGGAATCTGCCCGGACGAGATCGAAAACGCGGGAAAGGCAGCGCTCCTGTTAGACCGCATCGAAAAGCGCCAGATGGCAGGGCTCACAACACCGAAGCAGATCAGGTTCCTCGAAGGCCGCGGATTCAAACATGTTGGCACATGGGAGTTTGACACGGCGAGAAAACTGATAGACCGGATCGCGGCAAATGGATGGCGCGTCCCGTTTGATATCAACCCGGATACGTTCGAAGGGAAAGCAAATGTATGACCTGAAAGAGCTACTAGAGTATATCGATCCGGCGCAGCTGAGCTATCAGGAGTGGTGCTCAGTCGGCATGGCATTGAAGCAGGAAGGCTTCATGGCATCTGACTGGGATTCCTGGTCAAAGGCTGACAGCCGATACAAGCCGGGCGAATGCTTCCGGAAATGGGACACATTCCGCAACGAGAACGGCGGAGCGCCTGTAACCGGAGGCACCATCGTAGAGCTGGCAAAACGTGGCGGATTCAGCCCGTCAAAAGGCCGAGATTACGCTCTGAATTGGGACAGCACCATCAGTGATGACGGCGATAAGATCATTGATTCCGGATGGCTGGAAGACAAAGAGATTGTCGAGCCGAAGAACTGGAACCCCATTCAGGAGCTGATCACATACCTTGAAACGCTGTTCAATTCGTCCGAGAACGTAGGCTATGTCACGACCGTATATCACGGCGAAGACGGACGCCTGTCGCCTCAGCGGGGGCTGTGGGACCGGACAGCGGGACAGCTGATCGCGGAACTGAAGAAGTATAACGACATCGGCGCTGCGCTGGGCGACTATAACCCGGAGGCGGGAGCATGGATCCGATTCAACCCGCTGGATGGGGAAGGCATCAAAAATGAAAATGTCACAGACTTCAGGTATGCGCTGGTCGAGTCCGATAAGATTCCACCAGCACGCCAGAACGCGATTATCCGGGAGCTTGAGCTTCCGGTTGCGGCGCTTGTGTATTCCGGAGGCAAATCGGTCCATGCGATCGTAAAGATTCAGGCCGGTGATTATTCGGAATACCGGAAGCGTGTCGAGTATCTATACAAAGTCTGCGCAAAAAACGGCCTTCAGGTCGACACGCAGAACAAAAACCCGTCACGACTGTCTCGTATGCCCGGCATCATGCGAAAGGGACATAAACAGTTTCTTATGGGAACCAACCTGGGAAAGAAATCCTGGGATGAATGGGCGGAATGGATTGATGCAGTAAATGACGATCTGCCGAACCCGGAAGAGCTGTCAGACGTGTGGGACAACATTCCTCCGCTGGCGGACTGCCTGATCGATGGCGTCCTGCGCAAGGGACACAAGATGCTGCTTTCCGGACCGTCCAAAGCAGGTAAGTCATTCGCCCTGATCGAGCTGACCATAGCAGTGGCCGAAGGAACGCGCTGGCTGGGCTTCAAATGCGCTCAGGGCAAGGTCCTGTACGTCAATCTAGAGCTTGATCGCGCTAGCTGCCTGCACCGCTTCCAGGACGTCTACAGAGCGCTCGGTATCCCCGCAAAGAACCTTAGAAACATTGATATCTGGAACCTGAGAGGCAAGTCCGTACCTATGGACAAACTCGCTCCGAAGCTGATCAGACGCTCCGAAAAGAAGAATTACGACGTTATCATCATCGACCCAATCTACAAGGTCATTACCGGCGACGAGAATAGTGCTGACCAGATGGCAAACTTCTGCAACCAGTTCGACAAGATTTGTACGGAACTGCACGCTGCGGTTGTTTACTGCCATCACCACAGCAAAGGCGCGCAAGGCGGTAAAAAGTCGATGGACAGGGCATCCGGATCAGGTGTATTTGCCCGTGATCCTGACGCACTGCTGGACCTTACAGAGCTGGAAGTAACCGACAATATCCGTGAAATGCTGCGGGGAAAAGCCATCATCAGAGGCACAGAAAAGGCCCTTAATGAGTTCGTCAAGGACTGGCAAGACGACGTCGGGCAGGACGACCGGCTGTCTCCTACAGCGATGCAGGAGTATGCCGGAAGCAAGCTTGACTTCGACCAATCGAGCAAAATGGCGGAGTATGTTTCCACAGAAATTGCCCGTGAAGAGCACTGCACGGCATGGCGGATCGAGGGCACACTACGAGAATTCGCGTCCTTCCCACCGCTTGATTTGTGGTTCGATTATCCGATCCACAGGCCTGATTCCTATGAGGTTCTGAAGGATATCCAGCCTGACAATGGTGATCCATGGATAAAACGCAAGCAGGTATTCGCGAAACAGCAGCAGGAAAAAGGTAAGGAAACGCTCGATATGTACCTGGATGCGCTTGAAGAATTGATGCCAGAAGGCACGGATTCCATCACAATAGATGAGCTCGCGGAGGTTACGGGAAAGAGTAAAGACCGAATCAGGCACGATTTTAAAGGGTCAAAACGGTATCAAGGATGTGCAAAAACACTCGAAAAAGAGGGCTATAAGTACGTCAATGGCACCCCGAAAGAACCTGCAAAAGTCGTCAGAATCAGTCCGGACAACGAGTAAATTTTTGTCCGGAGTGTTTTGTCCGGGTATCCGGACAAAAGTCCGGACAACGAACTTTCTGTTTTGTCCGGACTTCAGGCATCACTATCCGGACAAAAGTCCGGACAACGAACTTTCTGTTTTGTCCGGGTATCCGGACAAAAGTCCGGACAAATATACCTAACGGTATATATGTGTCCGGATACCGGCCACCCACTGACGTGTGTGCCACCCTAGCCGGGACATGGGGCGATGCTTACGCCCCCATGCCCGGTATCGGGGCCCGACACACAGTCAGCGTCATACGCGCGAGAATCCGAGAAGGGAAAATCGAAAATGAAAATCGAGTTTTTTATGCCGATGAAAAATCCACCGACAGTTACGCAACAGGAGCACAAGGTGACAGTCGTTTGTGGCAAGCCGGTGTTTTACGAGCCGGCTGAGTTGAAGGCCGCGAGACAGCAGCTTCTCGATCGGGTAACGCTGCACGCTCCGGAGCAGCCGATGAACGGTCCGCTTCAGCTGGTGACTAAATGGATCTGGCCGGGAAAGACGACCGAGTACAAGACGACTAAACCAGACACGGACAACCTGATCAAGATGCTTAAGGACTGCATGACACGGGCGCACTTCTGGCACGATGATGCTCAGGTCGCCTCAGAGGTCACGGAAAAGTATTACGACACGGGTGCGACAGGAATATGGGTACAGGTGAGAGAACTTTAAACGAACCGATCCCGGAAGAACAGTTCAAAGCATTTATCCGGGTGACGGTCAACGAGTTTTATAACAAATGGCGGCATCGCATCCGGACAGCGAAGATGCAGCGTGACGAGTGGGACGTGCTGATTCTGGAAGCCGATCGGATCGTCAAGCAGGGCAGACAGTATCCGGTAGTATCGGACATCGTGATTGCCCTGGTGCAGGAGCTGAGCCGGGAGGCGATAAGCATTGAGAATAACTAGGAGGATGTGAGATGGAATTAGATAAATGGCTACATTGGTTTGACAAAAACTGCATCAATGGCAAATACGTCAGATGGCACAGCTTTCCAGAAATGAGAAAAGGCGAATCGTATTACAGCTACTACTACGCAGGGAACCGGCTGTATATCATCCGAGACGGAATGACAAATCAGCTGTATTTCGCGAAAGCATGGTCGCCAAAAGAGGCATACCTGGAATTATGCCGTGTGATGGAGGAGATTCAAAACGCAGGAAGCTATGTCCTCGATGGTGAGGAGGAATGAAGAGATGGAAGAAACGAAACCGGTACATGAGATCATCGAGGAAGTGAAGGCGAATATTTGTGATCACTACTGCAAGTATACTGCCGGGTTCATCGATGCAAATGATGAGACATTCGCGGAGCTGGTGAACCAGTATTGCGTTGACTGTCCGCTGAACAGACTGTGAAAGGAGAATCGCATGTTTACAGAAACAGAAAAGACAATTTTGAACGCACTGCCTAAAGAATACAAATACATTTACAGGTTTAAAGATAGAGCGTTATACATTGGCAAAACCTCAAACACGCAAGATTATCATGCATCATTTTGTATGTTTGGTCATCTTTTTAAGGATGTGAAGGCAGGAGCTAAGCCTATTTGCTTCAGGGAACCGGTTCTCAATGACACTGAGAGAAGGTACTTGAAAGCAGCGCTCAAGCCGTTTCATCAGGATATCGAGTGTGTTAAAAAAATAAAGTACCGTGGTGATCAATTCGAATTCATAGAGGTAATGATGAACGATCATGAGATTGGTATGGTTTTTCCAAATTTTGAAACAGCGAAAATGTATACCGGTATGAAACCTAATGAAGCATACACGCTCGATGAGCTTGGCATCACATACGACTGAGGAGGTAATACAGATGATGACCGAAGAAATGCTGCAGAAGTATAAGAGGCTCAGGGAAAGGCTGATCGAGCTAAATTCTCTTGAGGATAACATCGCAAGGCTGGCGTTCTATCTCAACGAAAACAAGAATAACGAAGTGTGTGCATTTATGATGCGGAATCAGCTCAGCGGCATGCTCTGCTACAGAGAAAATTTGCAGAAGCGCATTGAAAAAGGCTACTACTGACAGACGGGAGGACGCGGCATGAAGGCTATTGATTACGACAAGCTAC